TGAACGCGTCACGCATATGATGCGTAAGACTAAAAACGATATCCATCGATTACAGGTGAAAGGTTTCTACAGAGATGTAGACCTTGGCGACCCAGTAAAAGTTATCAACGACATCGAAGAAAAGAAAGCCGAAGAGACAGGTTTTTCAATTAACGAGGATGACAGATATCTTATTTGTGAGATACAAGTTGATTACAACTTACCTGGCTATGAAGTAGACGATGATGTCGCTGTTCCTTACATTATTACGATTGATAAAGGAACTAATAAAGTTTTATCCATCTATCGTAACTGGCGTGAAGGCGATCACTTATATAAGAAACGCCAACACCTAGTTCAGTACGATTATGTCCCTGGATTTGGAGCCTACGGGTTTGGTTATATCCATCTTATTGGAGGATATGCTCGAGCAGGCACAATGTTAATCAGACAGTTGGTAGACGCAGGGACATTATCTAACCTACCCGGAGGTCTTAAGTCTCGAGGGCTAAGAGTTAAGGGTGACGATACCCCGATTGCACCTGGCGAATTTAGAGATGTAGATGTGCCTAGCGGTGCTATTAAAGATAACATCATGACGCTTCCTTATAAGGAGCCGTCCGATGTTCTAGCTGCTTTATTAGACAAAATCAGCGAAGAAGGAAGGCGTTTAGGTTCTATTGCTGACATGAAAGTCAGTGATATGTCGTCCCAAGCACCAGTTGGGACTACTCTAGCCCTCTTAGAAAGACAGCTAAAGACCATGAGTGCCGTTCAAGCACGGGTTCATGCGTCTATGAAACAGGAATTTAAGCTGTTAAGAGACATTATCAGGGACTACACACCCGAGGAATACTCTTATATCCCCGAAGGTGGCAACCGGAAAGCGAAGCAAGAGGACTACGAACACGTCGATATCATCCCTGTCAGTGATCCAAACGCTGCAACGATGGCGCAAAGGATCATGCAGTACCAAGCAGTCATTCAATTAGCGGCTCAAGCACCACAAATTTACGATTTGCCACAGTTACACCGGCAAATGATTGAAGTTTTAGGGGTGAAAAACGCCGATAAGTTGGTTCCGCTACCTGAAGATCAGCATCCTAAAGACCCTGTATCTGAAAATATGGCGTTTTTGCGGATGGAACCCACAAAAGCGTTCATTTATCAGGACCACGACGCACATATAGCGACGCATATGTCCTTTATTCAAGACCCAATGATCATGCAAATGATCGGCCAAAACCCTATGGCCCAGCAAATCGCGTCAGCAGTGCAGGCTCACGTAGCAGAACACCTGTCTTTCCTCTATAGGAAGAAGATCGAAGAACAAATCGGGGTTCCTTTACCGCCGCCTAATGAAAAGTTACCTGATGACGTAGAGGTAGAGATCTCAAGACTAACCGCACAAGCAGGCGCGCAGCTCTTACAGATGAACATGGCTCAAGCCAAACAAGCCCAAGCTATGCAACAGGCACAAGATCCTATGGTTCAAATGCAACAAGCAGAACTACAGATCAAAGCGGAAGAAGTTAAACGAAAAGCCGCTAAAGATGCAGCAGATATTGCACTTGCACAAGCCAGATTACAGGTTGAACAAGAGCGTATTGCTGTGGAAGCACGGAAAGAGCAGCAACGTATCGCTGCAAAGTCTTCTGATGCTGATAAAAAACTCAAGGCCGAAGTACTAACTAAACTTACGAGGACTTAATGAAAGCGTGGCAAAGCGATCTCAAGATTTTTTCTCCACAAGAGTGTCAATCGTTGGTGAGTGAGTTTTTTTCCGTAGATCACACGGACGAAAACAATATGCCTGAGTACTATAGAAATAGTTTTGGGTATTTCAATTTACCTGGATCGCTTGCCTATGTAGATAGAGCAACAAAGATTATTCAAGATCGATACCCGACAGCGGTCTTTGCTAATACGTACACAAGAGTCTATAACCGACATAGTGTGTTAAACGTACACACAGACAGAAAGGGATTGGACTTAACGCTAAGTGTTTGCTTAGAAGATAAGAATAATCTCGACTGGCCTTTGAATATAAGCGCTAAGACATACGCTGGTGAAGAATGGGATCTTCAAGCGGATTCTTCTCACTACAAAGATAAATACTTATCTGCACATTTTGGTGTTGGCTATGGTGCAGTGATGGAAGGAAGAAGATTTCCGCATTGGAGAGACGAACTGTTATGCGGAGAAAAACAGCGAGCAGTCTACATCTTTTATCACTGGTCTATACCTAAGTTCAAAGAAACAAGCCGTGTTTTATTTAGGTCGAAGAAACCTATAGAGACCGCTATGTACGCAAACTTTCTAACATCTGACCAATGTAAAGAATTAATTAATCAAGCGGTACCAGGTTTGCACAAATCGTCCGTCGTTCATCATGAGACAGGATTGCCAACTGATCACCCAAATCGATCAAGTTACGGGTCGTTTTTAAAACGTGGAAGTACTCCACTTATATCTGAAATAGAACAACGTATTGCACAAATCACCGGCATCCCAGTAGAGCATGGGGAAGATCTTCAGATTCTTCGATACGAAGAAGGCCAAGAATATAAGCCGCATCATGATTACTTTGATCTTTCAAAGCCTCCAACAACGCAAGCGTTAGAAACTGCTGGACAACGCATAGCTACATTTTTAATTTACTTAAATACTCCAGAAGATGGTGGCGGAACTTATTTTCCAGAAGCCAATCTCGAGTTTGAATCTCAAGAAGGGAATGGTTTGTTATTTAAGTACCCAAACATGGAAAGGGAATCGTTACACGCAGGAGTTCCTGTAAGAAAAGGCGTGAAGTGGGTGGCAACAAAGTGGTTACGCCAAAGGCCTTTTAAATGATAAGTATGCCTGTGGCAGTTTGCGCTGGAAATTTTTGGATGCAGCTTGATCTTTTTTGGTATCAACACAAAAAAATCTACGGATTCAATGCTCCCCGCAAAGCGTTGGCGTTAGTAATAAATAAAAATCAACCGAACGACCCCAAGCATACAAAACTTCCTTGGGACATAGATGTGCCATATGCAATGACAGATAGTTGTTTTGATTTTTTAAATATTGAAAATATTGAGGAGCGAATCATTGTTCCTCTCAATATACAGGCTGGGTTAATACAAGTCCTCCAAGACTTTGAAGACGACGAAGTGATAGAACTACTTGACTGCGATATGTTTCACTTAAAAAAACATCCGCAGTTAAATGTCAAAGATGAGTTAGTTGTATCGGATGTGTATGAAAATTGGCATTTAAAAAGCCTTACTGACCATAAATGGGTCATAGATCCGTTCTTATCTCAAGCCCATGGAAAATATAATGGTGGGTTTGTACCAATTATTGGAAAGGCGAAGACATTTAAAAAGATAGCTATAGATTGGTTTCAGTTACACAAAAAAATATTTTTAAGCACCACATCATCTGACTATAGATGGTGGGCTGGCATGTATGCCTTACAAGTAGCATGTGCAAATAACCACGTCAAAATGAGAAACGAGGACTTGGTTTATATACCTGGGTATAACCAATTGCAGCCATGGCATTACATTAGTCATTATTCTTGTGATACACGGTTTAATAAAAAGATAATAAAGAGTTTAGATGATGTAAACACTGATAAGTTTGAGGACAATGAGTTCTATCAAGCGGTTACTGAATGGTTTCAAATAAGGAAGACAGATGGACATTTTCGAGTTACTACATCACAAACTTCAAGATCGCATTCAAAACCTGAATGAATCTGTGAGCAACGGCTCGGCAAAAGATTATGCCGAGTATCGGGAACTGTGCGGCGTTATCCGGGGTCTACGATCCGCGCAGATGGAAATACAAGACCTCGCGAGTCGTACAAAGGAAGATGAAGATGAGTGAGTTATTAATCTCCCAAGATGGAGAGACGGCAACAACGTTGCCTGAGACGGCAGAAGAAAAGGCAAAGCAGTTGCCTGAGCCTTCTACGTATCATGTTTTATGTGTACTTCCCGAAGTAGATGAGGAGTACGACAGTGGACTGGTCAAAGCTGGATCGACTGTGTACTACGAAGAAGTGTTATCGCCAGTTTTGTTTGTAGTTAAGTTAGGACCAGATGCGTACAAAGATAAGACGCGTTTCCCTAGCGGACCTTCATGCAAGGTAGGCGACTTTGTTCTTGTCCGTCCTAACACTGGTACGCGAATCAAGATTCACGGCAAAGAGTTCCGAATCATTAATGATGATTCAGTGGAAGCTGTGGTTCAAGACCCGCGTGGCATTTCAAGAGCATAGGAGGGTATATGAGCGAGGACTATAAGTTTCCTGATGAAAAGGAAGAAAATATTGAAGTCGAAGTTGAAGGTGATGTTGAGGTTGAGATCGTCGAAGACGAAAAGCCAAAGCACTCAAAACTTCGTGAAGATCCAAAGCCTTTAGATGACTCTGAAGTAAAAGAGTACAGCGACAGGGTTAAACAACGGATAGATCACTTATATAAAGGCTACAAAACCGAAAAGCAGCGAGCAGAGGAAGCCGAGCGAGCAAAGGACGAGGCTTTCCGGGTAGCGCAAGCCATAGCTGAAGAGAACAAAAAGTTAAAGAGTTCTTTATCAGAAGGGCAGCAAGCTTTACTGGAGCAAGCTAAAAAAACGGTTAGTAACGAACTGGAAGACGCCAAGAGGAGATATAAAGAAGCGTATGAATCTGGCGACAGTGACAGGTTAGTTACGGCACAAGAAGAGTTAACTGCTGCCAAAATAAAGTTGGAACGAGTTAATAATTTCAAGCCGACTAGACAAGAGCCTGAAAAAGAAGTACATATTGAGGCACCGAGGGTAGATCCTAAAGCCGAAGCATGGAAAAAGGATAATCCTTGGTTTGGCTCAGATGATGAAATGACAGGGTTTGTCTTGGCGTATCACTCCAAGCTCATTAAGCAAGGCGTCGATGCATCATCTGATGATTACTACGAGAAGCTTAATACTCGTATGAGACAAGTTTTCCCGGAATACTTTGACGCCGAGGAAACGCCTAGAAGGTCTGTAAGGTCAAATGTGGCACCTGCTACTCGCAGCGTTACTCCCAAAAAAGTAAAGCTGACACAAAAACAGGTTGATTACGCCAATCGCTACAAGATACCGATTGAGGTATATGCACGCGAAGTGGCAAAACTGCAAAGGAATTGAGATGGAAAAGCAAGAACGAGGTCAACGCGAATCAAGGGAAACGGTAGAGCGTCCGAAGCAATGGATGCCGCCACAGTTATTGCCTGATCCGACACCGGAGCCTGGGTATAACTTTCGTTGGATTCGAATTAGCACTTTAGGCGAAGCTGATCCACGTCACATTTCTTCCAAGTTACGTGAAGGCTGGGAACCTGTAAAAGCGTCGATGCATCCTGAAATTCAGATGATGGCTGGTCAAACCTCGCGGTTTCCAGACAGCATTGAAATCGGTGGATTATTGCTTTGCAAAACACCTTCGGAAATGGTTGGTCAACGCAATGAGTTTTATCAGAAACAAACTGATGCTCAGATGCAATCTGTAGACAATAACTTCATGCGAGAAAATGACTCGAGAATGCCGTTGTTTAAAGACCGGCAAAGTAAAGTTACTTTCGGACGTGGAGCTTCTTAAACTTAGGAGTTAGAGATGGCTTATCCCACTGTCAGCTCCGCATTTGGTTTTGTGCCGATTAACGAACTAAACGGCCTACCCTATGCTGGAGCAACTCGGCAGATTCCCATCCCCTACGCTTATGCCACGAGCATCTTTAATGGTGACTTGGTTGAGCTTGCGGGTGGTGCAATCAATATCACGGGTATGTCTACATCTACCACGACAACGGCTCGCGCTGGTCAGATCGGGGTATTTGTAGGTTGCTCGTACACCAATCCCTCCACTGGACAAAAGTTGTTTGCACAGTATTGGCCTGCTTCGACCGCAGCCAATGATGCAGTAGCTTATGTTGTGGATGATCCTTCGGCAGTCTTTAAGGTTGCCATGGTTGGTCAATCTAGTTCTGTGTCTAACACAGCAACCACGATTGGTTATGCCTCGACTGGTTTGGTTGGTACTAACGTGTATGCAGTTACTGGCACTGCTGGTAGTTCTATCACGGGTAACTCAGCCATGGCCGTTTCGGCAGACAACCCAACAAACGGTACTGGTAACAAGCGTGTTACGACAGCGCTTCCCTTCCGTATCGTTGCTGTTGTGCCTGAGACTGCTTATACCCTTACCGGTACAGGTAGCACCTCGGGTTCATCGACCACCCTCACGTTGGCATCGGCAGTAACTGGTTTGCAAGCAGGTATGCAAATCATTGCACCGACGGCAACGGCTGGCGCGTTCCGTAGTGGTTCATACAACTACGTTGTAAACGTTAACAGCACGACGGTGACCTTAGCTTCTGCTATCACTTTAGCGTCTGGACAGACCGTAACCTTCGTTGGTTATCCTGAAGTCCTCGTTAA